GCCTACCCGCTGGCGGGCGTGGTACTGATTGGCGTGGGCGCGTGGCAGGTGTACCCGCCCGCCGGACTAATCGCGGTGGGAGCGTTGTTGATTTTGGACACTTACCACTCGGCGCGAAAGCGGGGGACCAAATGATATTAGACCAGCTGTTATCGGTGCCGAGCGGAGTCGATCCGATTCATAATTTTTACTATGAGTCGGTCGGCGGCGCGCTTACGGCGGCGGGCGTGACCGTCAACGAAGTGACAGCATTCAACTATTCGGTGTGCTGGGCGGCAACCGGCGTTTTGGCGGGTTCCGGTTCGTGGATTCCGTTCAACTTGCACGAAGATACCAAGAGCGGCAAGAAACGAATCGTTTACGATCATCCCGTTCATCGAATTATCCACGATGAATTTAACCCCCACGTGCTGGCCGTAATGGGCCGTTCGATGGGCATTAACCACCAGGTCAATCGCGGCAACTTTTACGCCGAAATCGAGCGGGATGGGCGCGGAAACGTGCTGCATATTTGGCCGATTCACCCGTCGAGAGTGACTATCGAGAACGACGAAGATGGCGAAATGTTTTATCGCGTGCGAAACAATCACGGCAAACCGACCGACTTGGAGCGGCACGAGGTGTTCCACGTCCCTAGCTGGATGTCCGACGACGGCATCGTTGGCAAAGGCGTGGTGCGCCACGCGAGGGAAGCTATCGGGCACGCGCTTGCCACGGATCGTTACGGCGCGAGTTTCTTTTCCGGTGGCGGTCGGCCCCAAGCCGTGCTGAAACACAAAGAGAAGCTCGATAAGGAAGCGCGCAAGAATTTACGCGAAGAGTGGAACGCGATTTACGGCAACCAATCGACGCAAAATAAAACGGCGGTGCTGGGCGAGGGTATCGAGTACGAATCAATCGCCACTTCGCCCGAAGACAATCAGTTTTTGCAAAGCCGGCAGTTCAACATAGAAGAAATCTGCCGCTGGTACGGAGTTCCACCGCACTTGGTCGATCATTTATTGCGCGCCACGTTCAACAATATCGAGCACCTCGGTATCGACTTTGTGAAATACAAGCTGATTCGCTGGCTCAAGATTTGGGAAGTCGAGGTGTGGCGCAAACTGCTGACGAAGGACGAGCGGCAACGAATGTACGCCAAGCACAACGTCGATGCGTTGGAGCGCGGCGACCTGACCAGCCGAACCGCCGCGATGGCCCAACAGTTTTTCAACGGCAAACGCACGTTGAACGAATGGCGAGAAACCGAGGACGAGTCGTCGATTGGACCGCTGGGCGATATTCACTTCGTGCAATCGGCGATGATTCCTCTGTCGCTGGCTGCCGAGGGCAAAGGGGGAAGCGTCCAACCGCAACCGCCAGCCAACGAGCCGGTCAAGCCGCCATTGCCGCCGGAAGAAGAAGAAGAGACCGAGGAAGAAGAACCGGACGACGGCGCGAAGCTAACCGCTAGCGGGCAGCGGGTAGTTTACCAAGCAACATTAGGCGTGCTAGAAGAAATCGTCGGGATCATGCTCGATAAAGAATCGTCGGCAGCGATCCAAGCAAGCAAGAAACCTGGGCAATTTCTGGCGTGGCTCGATTCGTTTTACGAAGACCACGCGGCCCGCATGACGAAGGCGTTGGCTCGCCCCATTCGAGCGTGCGTGTTGGCGTCTGGCGAACCGCTGATTGTCGCGGAAGTTCTCGACGACGCCGTGCAACGGCACATCCAAGCCAGCAAGGCGGCGATCCTCGAGGCATCGTCGGGACCGCCGGAAGAATTTACCGAGTCGATTGCGAAGTGTGTGACCAATTGGAACCGAAACGAAATCCTTAACCTGTTAAGCGGAGGCTACCATGTCTGACGGAAAGCAACGGTATCGAAACATTTTGAACGCGGTATTCGGCTCGACGTGGGCCATTATGCCGTCGAAACTCGAAGCGATTGTGGACTTTCTCGCGGTTCAAAGCGAGGGCGTCAAGTTCACCGCCGAAGAAATCGACCAGCGACTAGCGGTCGAACGCGGCAAGCGGCTGGCGAAAGTAAGCGGCAAGGTGGCTGTCTTGCCGCTGTACGGCGTGATTGGTCAAAAAGCGAATATGATGACCGAGTTTAGCGGCGGCACATCGACCGAGATTTTTGGAAAAGCGTTTGACGACGCTATGAGCAATTCCGAAATCAAAGCGATTGTATTCGATGTCGATTCGCCCGGCGGGACGGTGTACGGTGTCCCCGAACTGGCCGATAAAATCCTGAAGGCTCGCGGCACCAAGCAGATTATCGCGGTGGCGAATAGCTTGTCCGCCAGTGCCGCCTACTGGATTTCGGCGGCAGCCGACCAGATTGTTGCCACCCCGTCGGGCGAAGTCGGATCGGTCGGCGTTTATTCGATGCACGTCGATTGGTCCGGCTACAACGAGAGGGAAGGTGTTAAGCCGACCTACATCAGCGCCGGCAAATACAAGACCGAGTTTCACCCCGACGCACCGCTGAACGAGGAAGCAATTTCGGAACTTCAGCGGAGCGTGAACGAGACCTACGATATGTTTATCGACGCGCTCGCCAAGTCGCGCGGCACCACCGCTAATCGCGTGCGTGGCAACTACGGCGAGGGGCGGGTATTCTCGGCCAAGCGGGCCGTGGAAGCCGGTTTAGCAGACCGCATCGGCACCCTAGAGCGGGTCCTGGAAGAGCTAGGGGCGGGCCGTGCAACGTCGAGCGGCAAGCGTACCGACGGCGACGGCATGGACCCCGTGATGATTGCCGACCCGGCGGAAGATACCGGCGAAGATGCCGATATGTTGCGGCGACGATGGGCAAATCAAAAGCGAAAGGCGGGTGCCTAAAGGTGCTAAGGGCGTAATTGCCGAGTGCGGGGAATAGTCGGAGCTATCCCGGTGAATTGATCGACCAGACTTGACCTGCGACACAGGGACTTAGCGCAATGAGGCGTGGAACCCCAATACCAATTGAACTGCAAGCGGAAATTGCCCGCCGGTGGAATGCCGGCGAGACCGTAGTGAGCATTGCCAGGTCGCTCACTGTGGCTCGCAATACTGTGATGCGATACGCTTCGTCAATTTACTCCGTGTCGAAAACGGAGCGACGCAAGTTTGAGCATTCTTCAAACCCGATGCTGCAGAATTAAGAATATGTGATATTCTAAACCTATCAACACATTTGAGCGGCGTGCTCAATCGTTCCGCGGTTGCGGGAAATCGACACGTCGAACAGTGACACCAGTCTCGCCGTTGCGGGCGCTGGCCACTTGCGAAGTTTTCAAGACTTTGCCGGAGTCTCGCGCCCGATCTATTTCGCGGCAACCTTCGGCTTTCCCCGGAGGAACACATGGACCCCCTGATCCACGAACGCAACGAAGTCCAGCAAAAGCTGGATGCCTTGCTGGCAAAGGAATCGCTGACCGCCGATGACCGCGCCGAATGCGACCGGCTGGAAGGCGAATTCGCCCGCCTGACCGGCGAACTCGAAGCCGCCAAAAAAACGGCGGCCGAAGACACCGAGCGCAAAACGCGCAACGCCAAACGTCAAGCGGAATTGTCCAAGGGTCAAGGTCGCAAAACTTCGCAGCAAACTTCGCACTCGATTGGCGAACCGCGCGATGCGTTTGAAGACGACCCGAAGCGGGGATTCAAGGACCACCGCGAGTTCCTGACCGCCGTTATGCAGGCGCCTCTCGACCGCCGCGTCGATCCCCGGCTGCGATCCCTCAAGAGCAGCAGCATCGAGCACAACGCGACGGCTGGCAGCGACGAGCACGGCACCTACAGCGATCCCTACGGTAACTTTTTCGTGCCGAAATCGTTCTCGCCGGACACCTTGCGGCTCGATCCCGAAAGCGATCCGATGGCCGGCTTGGTGCGGGCGATCCCGATGACCACGCCGACAATCAGTTTCAACGCCCGCGTGGACAAAGACCACTCGTCCAGCGTGTCGGGCGGGCTGCGAGTGTATCGCCGCAAGGAAACGCAAACGGTCACCGCCAGCCGGATGGAGCACGAGCAAGTCGAACTGAAGGCGGCTGGTTTGTTCGGCGTGGCCTACGCGACCGAAGAGCTATTGGAGCGTTCGCTGGTGTCGTTTATCGCCTTGTTGGACGCCGGATTCGCCGACGAATTCAGCGCCAAGCTGGTCAACGAACGACTCAACGGCACGGGCGTTGGCGAGTTTGAAGGCATCCTCAACAGCCCGGCGAAAATCACCGTAACGAAAGAGACCGGCCAAGCCGCCGCGACGATCCTCAAGGAGAACATCGACGAAATGCAGATGCGCTGCTGGCGCTACGGTTCGGCGGTGTGGGTCGCCAACCACGGCACCCGTCGGATGCTCAAAAGCCTCGTGCAGACCATCGGCACGGGCGGTATCGCGGTGCCGTATTACACCGTGGCACCCGACGGCACGGCAATGCTCGACGGGCGACCGCTGCTGTTCAGTGAGTTCTGTCCGGCACTCGGCACCGAAGGCGACCTGAGCCTAGTCAACTGGTCGGAATACCTCGAAGGCACGCTGACCGGCATGAACAACGCCGAATCGATGCACGTTCGATTCCTGGAGCACGAACGCACGTTCAAGTTCTGGACCGAAAACGACGCTCGGTGCTGGTGGCGTTCGGCTTTGACGCCGAAGAACGGCCCAACCCGTTCGCCAATCGTCACGCTACAAACCCGTTCGTAATCGTTTAAGTAAACCACTCAACAAGCTCACTTAGGAGCAATTACATGGCATCCGCAGTAGCAGAACAGCACATTCGGTCGAACAACCTCATCCAGATGTGGGACCACGACCCAGGGGCCACCAGCGCCCAAATCACAACGCCGGACGGCGGAACCACGAAGCGATTGGTCGATATGCGCGACCTTGAGTTATTCGCGGTCTCCGTGATGACCACCGTCCTCGGCGGCAACGGCGTCACCAAGGTGGAGATCGTCGCTTGCACCGACACGGATGGCACCAATGCCACGGCCATCAAGGACAGCGGCACCATTGCCGCCGACGCGATGGGCGACTGGGCCATTCTCGAATGCGCCGCCGATGAAATTTCCCACCTTGGCGACGCGGCGGGGCTTGCGCTTCGTTATGTCGGCGCTCGAATCACCTGCCACCACTCGGGCGACGAGGCGGTTGTCGTTTACTTTGGCAAGTCGAATCGTCCGCGACTCGACCTGACGCCCGCCACAACGATTGCCTAAGTGTGAAACATGGCCAAGCAAAAGCCTGAACCGGGCAGTGTATCGCTTTTGGAATCGCGTGCGTGGGACCTGTTCTGCGCGCGCGTCAACGTGGACGGGATAAGCACCGTCACGCCGGATCATTTAGCCCGCGAATGCTTCAAAGCCGCCAGCGTGTTTCAAGCGGTTGCCGACCAAGAGACCGACCGAACTACTACCGCGATTCCATTCGCCGGTGCGAAAGCATCGTAACCACAAGGGAGCTTCATCATGCCGACACGCGGATATACCACGCCGGGCTCTCGCCGGGCAAGCCACTACGACCCGACGCTTTCGGCGGACTACGCCGGCAACCTGTGGGCCGACTGCCCGCTGCTGGAGTACCTGCACGATCCGTCGATTGGCGTGTACCTCAACGAAGATTTTAGCGGCTACAACGCGGCCGCCACGACCGGCGATTGGATTTTAACCCAAGCCACCGCCGGGACCGCAGCGGTAAGCACCGCCGCCACGGGCGTGCTGGAGATCGATTCCGCCAGCGCCACCGCAACGCAGGGCGTCAACCTGCAACGTGCCAAGTCGATTTTCTTGCCCGCCGCCGGCAAAGACTTGTGGTTTGAATGCAGCATGAAAATCGTGGACACCTATGATAAGGCCGAGATTTTCGTCGGCTTGTCGGACATCGATACGGCCATCATCGCGGCCAGCGCCAACGCTTCCGACAACCACATCGGCTGGCAGTGCGTGACCGACGACGGCGTGCTGTTGTTCTCCGGCGAAAAAGCGGGCACGGGCGCCACCAGGGCCGCGACCACGATTGCCGAGGACACTTACGTCAAACTGGGATTCAAAGTCACCGGCGTTTCGACCGTCGATCAATACATCGATGGCGTGCTGACCGGAACCGCGACGGCGACGGCCAATATTCCCATCGTCGCCTTGGTCCCCTCGTTCGTCTGCCAATCGGGCGGCACGAACGATCCGATCATGCATCTGCGAAATTTGCGTATCTTCCAACTTCGCTAGGAGCGTGACGGATGGCGGGCAGCAGCACCACGGTGACTTACGACGACGGCGCGGACGGCGCGGGCAACCGTGGCGGCATCCGCAAAGTGCTCATCGATTTCACCACCGATGACGCCACCGGCAGCGTCGCCGTCACCACGCGAAAGATCGTCGGCGAACTGATTAAGGTCGTCACCGATCCCGGCTCGGCCGCTCCGACCGCCGATTGGGACGTGGTGCTTACGGACGAGGAAGGCGTGGACCTGTCGATCCACATGGACGACGTGGCCATCGCCGCGCTCCTCGCTCGGCACGCGTCCAACACGCTGGAAACTTACTTGCCGCTGGAAGACACGGCGGGCACGGGCCGCGTCGCCGCGTACCCCGTGGTTTGCGACAAACTGACCGTGACCGTCAACAACGCGGGCAACTCCAAGACCGGACAAATCATCCTTTACTACAGGCCGTGATGTTAGCCGCAGCCGAATGGACCTACGAACTGACGCAATCCGTCGCACCGGCAACCGAGCCGGTGTCGGTCGAGGAAGCGCGCGAGCATTGCCGCATCACGATCAACGACGAAGATGCGTTGATACCCGGCTGGATCGCGTCGGCTCGTCGATACTGCGAAAACTATTTGGACCGGCAATTTGTCACGGCCACTTGGCAGTTGAAGTCGCGCGAGTTTCCCGGCGGCGAAGTCTTGCTCCCCAAGCCGCCGCTGTTGAGCGTCACGAGCGTCGCTTACGTGGATAGCAACGGCGATAGTCAAACGCTCGCGGCGACCGTTTACGACGTATCCACGCCGTCGAAGGCGCAAGGAAGAATCTCGCTCGCCTACGGGCAAAGTTGGCCGGTGGTGCGAAACCAAGCGAACGCATTGACGATCACTTACACCTGCGGCTACGGAGCGGCCACGGCGGTGCCCGCCACGATCAAGCAAGCCATGTACATGCTGATTAGCGACACGAACGAAAACCGCGAATCGGGATATGGCCCCGTGGTGCTGGCGAACGCGAACCGTTTACTCGACTGCGAATCGTGGGGGTCGCTGCTATGACGCGAATCGAACAACCCGCCGAAATCGCGAAAGCCGAGATCGCCGTTTACGCGGCGATGCGCGGCAAGACCAACACCAGCGACATCGTGCTTGGCGACAAGCGGTACAAGCCGGGCGAAGTCAAGTTCGTGGACTTCGTTGGCGCGCACAGCAACGGCAAGTATCGCGGCGTGTACCGATTCGAGCTCGGCAAGTTCGACGATTGCGACAAAGCCGATCTGAACCAGTTGCCGCCGAACAAACCGCTCAAGGCGAGCCACGCCAGACCGTCAACCGCAAAGGAAGAAACCGATGGCAACTAGCTATGGAGTTACCTACGCACTGGCCGCGCCGTCCGGCACCGTAAGCCGGTCGCTGTCGTTTAGCGCCACTGCCGTGACCGAACTCAGCGAATCGGTCGCGACGGCTTCGACCGACACATTGATTGCCGTGTCCATCGACGTATCGGCGGTGAAAGCGTTTTACCTCGTGTCGAGCGCGGCGATTACGGTGGAAACGAACAGCGGCAGCGCGGCGGACGACACGCTCAGTTTGGTCGCCGGGCAGCCTTACGTGTGGCACACCGGCAGCTACGACACATTTTTGCTGGGCACCGACGTGACCGGACTTTACATCACGAACGCCAGCGGCTCGACGGCGGCAATCGAGCTGCGCGTAATTCAAGACGCGACACCCTGATGCAGGCGGGCAAACTAAGACACCGAATCAAAATACAAACTTTGGTTGATAGCCAGGGGGCGGACTTCGGCGAGGCGAAGTTGACGCCGAGCGTTTACGCGGTTGGCGTGCCGGCCGCGGTCGAACCATTGAGCGGGCGCGAACTGATTAACGCGGACAAGGTGGAGGCGGGAGTAACGCACCGCGTGCGAATGCGATGGATGCCGGGAATCGAACCGAAAATGCAAATCGTGATTGGCACGCGGACGCTCAATATCATGTCGGTCATCGACAAGCACGAACGGCGGATCGAACTGGAATTGCTGTGCCTGGAGGAAGTGTGACATGCCTGAAATGGGAATGAAGGTGTCGCTCGTTGGGGCAACCGAACTTGTGTCGGCGATGAAGTTTCTCACGCAGGCGGTGCAGAATCAGGTTATTACGAAGGCGGTAAACAAAGCGGGACGCATCATGGTTCCGCCGCTGCGAAGGGCGACGCCAAAAAGCAAGGGCAAGCGCGGGGGAACGCACGTGAGCGGCACGATGAGGAAGTCCGTGGGTATCGCCGTTAGAACGTACAAAACGCGGGGCGTCGCGATTGGCTTCGTCGGGCACCGCTGGCCGGCGGGCGCGGCGGCACACTTGATCGAAGGCGGAACCAAGTCGAGGACAACGAAAAAGGGACAGAACCGTGGCGCCGTGAAGGCCAGTCCGTTTTTTAGGCCGGTATGGGAGCAATGCAGGCAGAAAGTCGCATCGGAATTA